AGCTCATCAGATGATTACAATCTAGCTATTTACACTTCAACATTGGCGCTTGGCAGTATTGGTATTATCACTACTGGCGATAATTCTCGTCATGTATTTAATGGGTCTGGGGCATCAAGTTCTAGTACTCAAAGTGTCGAGCTTGGCGTCAATGATGAAGGCGAGTTGTGGTTACGTAATACTAATGGCGAATGGAAGAAGGTCGTTACTGAATGAATTACAAAACAGTAGCAGTTGACTCTAAGTTTGAAGTCCACGAAACAAAGACGAAGCAAGTGATTGCTTTGTTTAAAAATCAGGATGAAGCTAAGAAACTAATGCGTCATCTGAATCTTGGCGGTTGTTTTGACGGATTTACTCCAACTTTTTTTATAAAAAACACAAAAAAAGTTCAGTAGTTCGTATAAATAATACCAGAAATGAATGTGTATTACACTTCGGTGTAAGAGGCTCGTAGTTATAAGGATTTGATCTTATAAGCACAGGAATAGTCAGGAATAATGGTGGGGTTCCACCTGACCGCATTCGTTTAGGGAGTAAGGGAGATGGTCGTAAGGGACTGTCTCCCTTTTTTAGCTTTATAAATACTACAAATAGATATAAGGACTCTGGAATGTCAACATTCACAAATTATCTTTTTGAAGCATCTAAACCTAAGGAAAATGATGCTATTAAAACATATCACTCGCATGTTAATGATTCACGCGATAAGATAACTCTTCATAATGGTAGTTATCATAATAATACACACGTGTTAAAGTCTCATGCAAATCAGAAAAAAAGAGTTGTTGCGGCATTTTCAGGTTTCAGTCAACAAGATTTAGATGATCATTTAAGAGATAATCATGACCTTTCTTAATTTCAATTCCTTTTCCAAAGTTACGTTAACAGAAGAAAATCGTACTACTCTTAACGATCCATTAGCACGTTATAATGAGTGTATGGCGGCATGGCATATTCTTAACGAGTCTTGGAAAGGTAGAAAACCACCAAAAGCCGTTACAGCAAGAATGGAATATTATCAAAAGGAAGCTGATACTTTAGCAAAAGATGTTAAGAATAAAGTATCTGGTAAGGAAGCAATTAATCTTTTAAAAGAACAAGATGGTCGTGCAAAAGCATCCGCAAAAGCTTCACTTGAATTAGCTAGACAAAAAGGTTATACCGGTGATATTATTGATATTGATCATACTGGCGCTGGTGGTATTCAGAAATATGGTGACACAAAAGATAGTAATGCATCTGATATTGTTATGAAGTTCAGCGAAAAGAATAAAAAGGCCGGTGGTTCAAAAGAGAATCAAGATAAACTTGGTGTATCATTAAAATCGTCAAAGAATGGTAATATTGGTTTTTATAACGGAGGTGCATCAACTCATACTGCAGCAATGGGTAGTGCAGATCTTGGTGAAAATGCTGAGACATTTAAACAACAAAAACAAAAAGAAATCTTTGGGGATATATCACAGGTAGCTATTAAGAAAATAGTTCGTGATATTCGTAAGAAAAAAGAAGCAAATGCAAAGGCAGTAAAAGAAGGTAAGAAACCTCCTATGCCTCTTTCCAAAAAAGAACAAGATATTGACGATAAGGTACAAAAAGCGGCAAGTGATGTACATTCTAAATTTGCTGATAATTTAGCAGATGCTTATAATGATTGGAATAAAAAGGATGTTGAGGCTGTAAGAAGTCATATAGGTCAGTTGGTTCTTAGAAGTGATCCAAATAATAAACTACCTCATATTAAAACAACAGGTTTTGGTGAATTAGGTAAATTAAAGCCAGGTGAAGATTTTAAGGCTCATTCTACTTCCCCTGAGGATAATCCTATGAATGAAGCAGTCAAAAATGCTACTAGTTTCTCATTTCATAGAACAGGTAACAGTTATATACACGTTGTGGCACATATAAAGAAACCTGATGGGACTCAAGAATTAAGACATTTATTCTCATATCAAATTAAACATAACGATGATAAATTAAGTTCATCATTGAAGGTTATTGGTCAACCATCAACAAAAAGTTTTGATTCATTACCAATTTACGATGAAAAGAAAGTTGCTGCAAGAAATAAAGAAGAAGATACAAGCGAGAGTTCAGCAGAAAAACCAGCACCGAAAAAAGGTAAAGCTGTTACAGTAGCAAAAGCACCTAAGACTAAGGTTTCTGCTCCTAGTATGGAAAAACAACCTAAACCTATTAAAGGAAAAGCAGAGACTCCTGAACAAGAACCACAACCAGATAAAATAAAAGCCAAGAAAACAATTAAAACAATTCAAAGAAGTATTCCAAAGAAACTGGGTCCTCTTAAGAATATTATAATCGACTCAAATACACCTAGTCATGCACTTGCACGTTATGCAATGAGAGATGATCAAACTGGTGAAAAGGCTCGTCGTGAACAAAAACTTAGACAAGAAAAAAGAAAGAATGGTCATATAGGTCAACAGCCGATGCCACCACGCCGACCTAGAATGACAATAACAAACCACGCACATATGATGAGTTAATATGATCACATTAAATGCATTCCTTATTGAATCCTTAGACGTAGAGAAACTTAAGCATCTTGAACATGCTGAGGATCATATTATTCATGGTGGACATGAAGGTGTTGCTCATGCACATGATACATTAAATGATGTATCTAATTTCCTTAATGGTAAGAAATCAAAGACAAAAATTACAACCAAATATGATGGTGCTCCATCTGTTGTATTTGGTATTGATCCAAAGACAGGTAAGTTCTTTGTTGCTACTAAATCAGCATTTAATAAGAATCCAAAGATCAATTATTCATTGGAGGATATTCAAAAGAATCACGGTCATGCTCCAGGCTTAGTTAAGAAATTATCACAAGCATTTGAAGAACTACAGAAGATTGTGCCAAAGTCTGGTGGTGTATATCAAGGCGACTTGATGTATTCTAAGGATGATCTTGTTGATAATGGTGATTCATATTCATTCACACCTAATACTATTACTTACACAGCCGATAAGAACTCTGCTCAAGGTCGTGCAATTGCTGGTGCAAATTTAGGTATTGTTGTTCACACAAAATATGAAGGTCGTAACCTTGGTGATATGAAAGCAGGGTTCAATGTTGATCAAGGTTCATTTCGTCAAGACCCCCATGTTCATATGATTAATCCTGAGGTACAAAGTGGTAACATTTCACCAATCGAAAAAAGAAAATATGAAAAGCAGATTGAGGAAGCCGAGCAAATATATGCTGGTATGGATCCAGATGTGTTTGACGTTCTTGATGGACATGATATTACTTTAAAAACTTATATAAATGATTTGGTTCGTAAAGGATCTTGGAATAAAGCCGATGCTGATGGCTATATTAAGTTCTTATCAGATAAAGCAGCCAAAGAAGTTGATAAAGCTAAAACACAAAAGAAAATTGATTCTATTCATGAAAAGCTTCAGTTAATTACAGACCATATTAAGAATCATAAGAAACAATTTAATGCTATATTAAGACTACACAGAACACTTGGTGCTGCTAAGGATACACTTGTTGAAGCATTGGCAAAGGCGGATACTGGGTTTAAAACTACTATTGGTGGACAACAAACCAAACCAGAAGGTTTCGTAGCTATTCGTAATGGACGTCCAACAAAGTTAGTTGACCGTGCGGAGTTCTCTCGTTCAAACTTCCTACGTGGTGCATTCCAAAAGATGGGTGATCAAGTACCAGAAGATAGAATGCCAAAAAGTCCAGTTGTATTCTCATTTGGTCGTATGAATCCACCAACTATTGGTCATGCAGCTTTGGTTGAAAAGGTAAAGGATGTAGCCAAAGAGAATAAAGCGGATCATTCAATTGTATTATCACATTCACAGGATCCAGAAAAGAATCCATTATCACCTGAACAAAAACTAAAACATGCTCAGAGATTCTTTCCAGGGACTAATATATCTATTGCTGATAATGATGCTCCTAACTTCTTAAAACAAGCTGAACGATTATTCCAAAAAGGTCACGACCATCTTATTATGGTTGTTGGATCTGATAGAGTTGAAGAATTTAAGAAACAGCTTGAGAATTATAATGGAACCGGTGAAGGTAAATTATTCAATTTTAAGAAGATTGATGTTATATCGGCTGGTGAACGTGATCCTGATGCGGAAGGTGTGGTCGGTATGTCAGCATCAAAGATGAGAGAACATGCAATTAAAGGTCGTAAAAAGGAATTTGCTGGCGGTATACCTCAACATGTTAAACCTGAACATGCTGAAGAACTTTATAATGATGTTCGTAAAGGCATGGACATTAAGATTGATGCTAACACAAATGCTCGAGCTCTTGCACGATATGCTATGCGTAAAGATATAATAGGTATTCGCGCTAAGAAAGAGCAGGAACGCAGAGCTCGCGAAAAAGAAATGGCTAAGAAAATAAAAAAACCCGCTGTCAAAAAAGTAGCGGCAATGCCATTAGTAAATAGAATAGTTGCAAAAAGAGTAAAACCAAATGGATGAGAATCAATTACTAAAGAACTTAGCCAAAGCACTAGGCAATGAAAACCTATTGGAAGAGCTTGAGCAGAAAAAAGTTAAAGAAGCTGCATTGCTTGAGAACATGAACAATGCATTGACAAAGCTTACAGTTGGTGAAAAGTTAACTGTAGAAAAAGCATTTCAAAAGCCAGTTCCTCTTATAACCGAAGATGTACCTGT